TCATATACAGATAAAGTTTACAATAAAGCTATAGATGATATGATAAAAGATAAAGATAGATAATGGGATTTAAACTAGGTAAAGAAAGAGGATTAGAAGCTAGAGCTGGTGAAATCAAAACAAAAATGCGTTTTGGTAAAGAAGCTGGTGATTATGGTTCTGTACCTGGCACGCCCGTTGTTAGACTACCATTAGCAGAGGGTGTAATGGGTGAAGCTAACATGGATGGTAGTATATATATAAATGAAAATATAATACCTGGTAGTTTTGAAGATAGACAAACTATTATGCATGAAATGAGACATGCTACCGATATGAAGCTTGGAAAACTAGCTTATAGTGATAATGATGTAACTTATAACGGTGAAGTTTTTCCAAGAGAAACTATAAATGGTAAAGATATGATTAAAGTTGACGGACAATGGAAAGAAGCTGGTGATCATGGTTTTCCATGGGAAGACGACGCTAATAACGGAAACGAAACAGCAATATAATATGTGGAGCTTATTTAAAGATAAAAACGAAATAAACGAGAAAAATGTAGTAGGATTTGCATCATTTGTAGTGATGTGCTTATTTGCTGTTGCAGATTTGTTAACTAGTATATTAGCAGGTAAAGATTTAATTATAAACGAAGTTGTTTATAATTCTTTTGTGTGGGTTACTTTAGGTTGTTTTGGTATTAGTTCATTTGAAAAAGTAAAAAAGAAATAAAATGAGTATAATAACAAAAATAGATTCAATACCATTATTTACAAGCAAAGCAGAAGCGTTAAGATTTGCTAGATTAAATGGTTTGATTGGTTTTCACGAGCATACTTATTTTGGGAAAAAAGGCTATATGGCTGGAAGAAACCATAACGAAGCTGTACGCGCAAACGGTTTTATAAACAAAACAACAGCTGACGTGTCTATTGTTAAACTGCAAAAAGGTTTATACAAAGTAAAAGATATTGAACCTATTGAAACTGTTGATCCTGTAGAGCCTATTGAACCTGTAACACCAATAGTTCAAACAACCGTACAAACACCAGCTGCGCCGCGTGTAACACAAACAACTTACTCAACAAGTAGCGGTGGAGGTGGTGGAGGATATTAAAAATTAAATTATGTTAGGAAAATTATTTTCAGGAGGAGCTGCGGAACTTGTTAAAGGTGTAGGTGGTGTTATAGATAACTTACATACATCTAACGAAGAAAAGCTAGAAGCAGAAAGAAAAATAAAAGAATTAATTGCTAACTACGAAGTTGAAATGGAAAAGAACATTACATCTCGTTGGGAGGCAGATTTAAAATCAGACTCATGGTTAAGTAAAAACGTTAGACCATTAGTTTTAATATTTTTAATAGTATGCACCATGCTATTAATATTTATAGACGCAGGTGCATTAAAGTTTGAAGTTAAATCATCATGGGTTGATTTACTTCAATTAGTATTAATAACTGTGATCGGTGCTTATTTTGGTGGTCGATCATTTGAAAAAGTAAAAAAATAAATAAAATGGGAAAATATTTTCTAAAAGAAGTAAAACCAGTAATGACACATACCGCTGCAACTGGTAACGTGGCTAACACAAATATATTATTTGATTGGCATTCTTTTGATATACCAAAAGGAGCAGCTAGACTAATAGGCTTAACAATTAGAGTAGCCGGTAAAGATGGTGCTGCTTTTATGTCTGGACAAGATATGGAGCTTTTTTATGCTAAAAGTTATTTAGGAGCAGCGCCAACAACATTGGGTGGTGATGGTGCTGTTGATACTTTTGGTCATTGGTTTCATCAAATAATTGGAAAACAATACGTTTCTATAGGTAATGGTGGTACTAACGACGCGGATTTAGTAAAAGGTAATTTAGTAGCTGTAGGTAGAATGGGTGGTGGTAAAGCTGATGCGGTTGTAACTACCAACGTAGACACTGAAACAGCGTTAGTATTACAAGGCGAGCCTGATAGCGGTGTTAACGTTGGTTTTGATAGGTTGTACGTAGCTGGTCTTGCTAAGGCAACTTTTAATATAACTTCTACTATGACAGTCGGTTCTGGTGGTACGGCAACAAATACACCTATTGTAACCGTTGCTACTATAGATGCAACTATAGCTTTAAACCCTGGGGATATAATAAAAGATGAGGATGGTCAATTACTAGGAACTATTAAGAGTGTTGATTCAACAACTCAAGTAACATTAGAAGAAAACTGCGCAAACGTTAGCGCTGCTGGTAAAGTGGTTCGTAATGTAACACCGTTTACATTATTAATGAGCTTTGAAAAATAAAATAAATTAAATTAACTTAAATTAAATAAAATGGCAACAAGCAAAGTAAAAGGTACAAGTAAAAAAATTAAAGAACTTAAAGGCGAGGATATTAGACCTCAAAAAGTGACAGAACAAGAGCTAGCGCAGTTACAAGCCGCTATTAAAACTATTGACAATTTAACTGGCGAAGTTGGTGGTATTGAAGTTAGAAAACACTCTTTGTTAAGAGCAATGGAAAGTGTACACTCGCGTTTAGAAGCTCAACGTGTTAAGCTTCAAGAAACTTATGGTACTGACAATATCAATCTTCAAGACGGAACTATATCTTATCCAGAAACAAATACAGAAAATGGCGAAGCTAATAAGAAAGATTAGTATAGGTAAAGACTATAAGAACGACGCTATGCACTACGCTGTTGGTCAAGAAGTTTATGGTGGTCATACTATTTGTGATATATTAGAAGAAGAAGATAAGTATTCTGTTTATATTAAAAAAAATAAAGACGTATTACCTTGGAAAGACTTTAATAAAAACATGGCTGTATCTGTAGAATATAATCTTGAGTACTAATGAAAAGCGTTTACAACTTTGTTGTAAAGCCAAAAGGAGAAAGATATAATAATACTAAAAAACTAGATGGTGGTGAGTTAATTCTTAATACTGAAATATTCAACCATCAATATGTTAACAGAGAAGCTATTGTTATATCAACACCCATAATTGGTGGTACAGATATAAAGCCTGGTGACACAGTAATAGTACATCATAATATATTTCGTAGATGGCACAATCAACATGGCGAAGAAAAAAATAGTAGATCTTATTTTAATGAAGATACTTATCTTGTAAACCACGATCAAATCTTTTTATACAAAAGAAATGAAAAGTGGGTAGCTCCAAAAGGTTATTGTTTTGTAATGCCTTTAAAAGCACAAAACCCATTAAATGTGGGTCTAGAAAAACCATTGCAAGGTATTGTTAAATACACAGATGGCACTATAGAAGTAAATAGTTTAATTGGCTTTACTCCTAATAGTGAGTATGAGTTTATCGTCGATGGCGAAAGACTATATAGAGTTTTATCTAAATTTATTACAATTAAATATGAATATCAAGGAGACGAAGAAGAGTATAATCCAAGCTGGGCGCAAAGCAGTTGATGAGCTGATAAAAGTAGCGGAAGAAAAGATTATTACAAACACAGAAGATGATGTATCAGCTGATAGATTAAAAAACGCGGCGGCTACTAAAAAGTTAGCTATATTTGATGCATTTGAAATACTTAACAGAATTCAAGAAGAAGAAAACATGCTTGAGGGAAAAACACCTGAAGAGACAAAGAAAAAAGCTTTTAAAGGATTCGCAGAAGGTAGATCTAAGTAATGTACGAGCAAAGTTTAGTTAAAACTATTGAACCCGTAAAAAAGACTACTATTAGTCGTCTTAATAAAGGTAAAAAGTGGAAATACGGATACGACAAAGAACACGATATTATTGTGTTGTCTCACACCGGTCAAATAGGTGAAATTATAGAAATACAAAATTTAGCTATAGCTTTACCTAAACAACCTAAAGATATTTTTAAGCATGATAAGAATAAGTGGGTTAAGTTTGATTATCCAAAAGAGTTAAGCAGAATTAAAAATATATTTGATTGGAGAAATTATCCTGAAGAAAAAAAAGAACAGTGGTTTGATTATATAGACGAAGAGTTTAAAAGAAGAGAGGAAGGGTTTTGGTTTATGAATAATGGTAAACCGACGTATATAGTAGGAACTCATTATATGTATCTTCAATGGAGTAAAATAGACGTGGGTGCTCCAGATTTTAGAGAAGCAAATAGATTATTCTTTATATTTTGGGAGGCTTGTAAAGCAGATAAAAGATGTTATGGTATGTGTTACCTAAAGAACAGAAGATCAGGGTTTTCATTTATGTCATCTGCAGAAACAGTTAATTTAGCCACTATATCAAGTGATAGTAGATATGGGATACTTTCTAAAACAGGTGCTGATGCTAAAAAAATGTTTACAGATAAAGTTGTACCAATCAGTATAAATTACCCGTTTTTCTTTAAACCAGTTCAAGATGGTATGGATAGACCAAAAACTGAGTTAGCATATAGAGTTCCAGCCAGTAAGTTTACAAGAAAAAAAATTACTGCAAACGAACAGCTAGAAGAAATAGAGGGATTAGACACAACTATTGATTGGAAAAATACAGGTGACAATAGCTATGACGGTGAAAAACTAGCTTTGTTAGTACACGATGAAAGTGGTAAATGGGAAAGACCTGACAATATATTAAACAACTGGCGTGTTACAAAAACATGCCTTAGATTAGGTAGTAGAGTTATAGGTAAATGTATGATGGGTTCAACTTCCAACGCCCTAGATAAAGGTGGAGACAACTTTAAAAAACTATACAATGCATCAGATGTCACTAAACGAAATAGAAATGGTCAAACAAAAT